AGCCTGGCTGTGGCCGATCTGCTGCACACGCTGAGCATCGACGGGCTGGCTCTGACGCAGGTAAACAACCTGTCCATGGCCGATATGCTGCACACGTTGAGCATCACTAACATCGTTTTTTATGCGCGTGGCCTGGCTATTTTGAGTGACGCGGCGACCGCGAAGAACAGCCTGGCGGATGCTGCGCTTTACGACGCGACGGTGAGCGATGGCTAATGTCTATATCATCGGCCAACAAGTGAGATTGTCGTGCAGCTTCACCACGCTCGCCGACGTGGCCGCGGACCCGACGACGGTGGTGCTGACGGTGCGGCCTCCGGACGGCGTGAATACCACGCCAACTCCGATAAAGGATTCGACAGGAAACTATCACGCGGATGTTACTCTGAATCAGGCGGGTGACTGGAACTATCGCTGGACTGGAGCGGGCGCGCTGATCGCGGCCGGCGAGAATTGGCTAACGGTGGACCCGAGCAAGGTCGTATGAGACTATTCAATGAGATGTGTGCGCCCCAGCATTTCCGCGGAAATGACGCAGAGAGGGGAATATGCGCGCCGGACAACTGAGAGAGCGGATCACGTTGCAGCAGAACACGCCGACGCGCGACACATTTGGCGCGGAGGTGGATGCCTGGTCGGACCTGGCGACGGTGTGGGCCAAGGTGGTGGCCACCGCCGGCAACGAGCAGATCAGCCAGGCGGCGGGCGTGGCGACGACGGTCTATTCGATCACGATCCGCGAACGCGACGACGTTGACGCTTCGCTGCGCGTGCTCTACGGCGGCGCGACGCTGCAGATCCGAGCGGTGCTGAGCGGCGACGAAACAGGCGGGATGCTGCTCGACTGCCGGGAGGTAAGCCGCTGATGGCCGACAATCGCGTGCAAGTGAAAATTGAAGGCGGAGAGGATCTACTCAAGGCGCTGCAGGCGCTGGGAGAGAACGTCGAGAAATCCGTGAAGGGCGCGACGCGCGCCGGCGGCAAGGTGATGAAAGACGCTGCGCAGCGGAATGCGAAGGCGCTGACCGGGCGCCGGGGAAAGATCATCGAGCAGGGCAAGACGGTGCAGGCCAGCGCGCCGGTGCAGCTGCGCGTGAGAAAGCGCAAGGGCTTCGCCGTGGCGAGTGTGACGCCGGCGAAAGGCTACGGACACCTGCGGCTGCTGGAGTATGGCGCGCAGCCGCACGATATTTTCGGAAAGCCGTTTCTGAAATTCTTCAGCGGCGGTCAATTGATCAAAGTGCGCTCAGTGCGGCATCCTGGTTTTGTGGCGCGGCCGTGGCTGCGCCCGGCGGTGGACGCGGTGAAGGACACGGCGATCGCCCGCGTGGGCGAGGCGCTGGCCGAGACGCTGGAGCGGGCCAAGATCGCGGCCGAAGGCTCGGACGAGTAAATGGCCACGACGATCGAGGAAGCGGTGTACAGCCGGCTGACGACGTTCGCGGGGCTGGCGGCGTTGATCAGCACGCGGGCCTATCCGCTGATCGTGCCGGTCGATGTGACGCTGCCGGCCGTAGCCTACCAGACAATCAGCACGAATCCGCAATGGTCGCACGGCGGGTTCAGCGGACTGACGCAGACGCGCGTGCAGATCTCCACGGTGGCTGCCGATTACGAGACGGCCAAGCGCGTGGACCAGCAGGTGCGCGCGGCGTTCAACGCGGTCGCGTTCACCATCAATCTCGGAACACAGGTCGAGTCCGTGCACGTGCAGGGCGCGTTCGTCGACAACAGCCTGGACGATTACGATGCAGTCAATCTGGCGCCGCAGGCCGCGCCGGTGGTGAGGACAGACGTTATTTTGTGGCACGAGGCCACGTAAAGGAGCAACCATGAGCGACGCACAGATCGGGTTTCAAACGCTGATTAAGCGCGGCGATGGCGGCGGAACGGCCGAAGTCTTCACGGCGATCACGGAAGTGGTCGGCGACATCGACGGTCCATCGTCGAAGCGGGATCGGACGGAGGTGACGCCCCACAAGCGCACCGACTGGTATCGCGAATACAAGCCGGCGCTGATCGACCCGGGCGAGATCAAGTTCAAGATGAACTACGTGGCCGACGATCAGACGCAGGAAGATCTCGAAGCCGACTTCAATAATTCCGTGATCCATAACTGGCAGGTCGTGTTTCCAGACGACACCGGCGTTCAATTCACGGCGTTCCCGACCGAGTTCGCGCGCAGCGAGCCGGCGGAGGGGGCCATCACGATTGCCGTAACGCTGGCCATCACCGGCGCCATCAGCCTGCTGCCATGACCCAAAGGATGGCCATTTCATGACCGACTTCCTGACGCGGGATCAAATCCTGCAGGCGAGCGACGTCGTTTACGAGGAAGTGCCGGTGCCAGAATGGGGCGGCAAGGTGATGGTGAGATCGCTCTCGGGTACCGAGCGCGATCGCATCGAGGCGACGATCGTGCAGGCCACCGGCCGCAAGCAATCGATGAATCTGCAGAACGTGCGCGCCAAGTTCATCGCCTGGTCGATCGTGGATCCGCAAACGCATCGCCGCCTGTTCACCGACAGCGACATCGCGCAGCTGGGCGAGAAGAGCGCGGCGGCGCTGCAGCGCGTGTTCAACGTGGTGCAGCGGCTGGCGGGCCTGAGCGAGGAAGACCTAGAGGAGATGACAAAAAACTCCTCGAACGGCCAGAACGACGTTTCTGGTTCAGACTTGCCGGGCAGCTCGGCTGCAGCGTAGCCGAAGCGCAAGCGCGCATTTCGTCGCGCGAGTTCGCCGAATGGATGGCCTATTTCACGCTCGAACCGTTCGGCGACGAATGGCTGCGCACGGCCGTCATCGCCAGCGTGATTGCCAATGCGAACCGGGACGCGAAGGCCAGGCCGGAACCGTTCAAGCCTGAAGATTTTATGCCGCACGTCAATAGGGAGTTCTCTGATGGAGAACCGCGCCCGGCCGACTGGCGCGAAACAAAGAAGCGCTTCCTGGCGCTGATAAAGAGATGAGCAGACATGGCGACGATCGCGACGCTCGTAGCTAAACTGGTCGGAGACATCGAACCCTTCCAGCGATCGATGAAGCAAGCCGAGACCGAAAGCAAGGGTTTCGGCTCGCGCATTTCTGGCGCGATGAACGGCGCACTAGGCACGATCGGAAGCGTGGCGAAGATAGCGGGCGGGGCAGCTGTGGCCGGCTTTGCCGCACTGGGAACGGCCGCATTCGCGGCCGGCATGGATATCGACAGCGCCTACGATGCCATCATCATCAAAACCGGCGCAATTGGTCCAGAGTTGGACAAATTGAAATCTGATTTCGACGCAGTTTTTACCTCCATTCCCACTTCGGCCGAACTGGCCGGAAACACGCTGGCAGAATTCAGTCGACGACTCAATCTCACCGGCGCGCCGCTGCAGGACCTCACCAAGAATATGTTGGAGATGACGCGGCTGCTGGGCGGCGATGCAGTGACGAGCGCGGAGAATTTCAGCCGCGTGATCGGAGATTGGAGCATCCCCACGGAACAGGCGTCCAAGTCGCTCAATGAACTATTCGTCGTCAGCCAGAAAACCGGCGTGGGCACTGACAAGCTGATGGAACAAGTCGTGCAGTTCGGCTCGCCGATGCGCTTGATGGGCTTTAGTTTCCGCGACACCGCGGCACTGTTGGCCAAATGGGAAAAAGAAGGCGTGAATGCCGAGCTCGTGATGGGCAGCCTGCGCATCGCGGCCGGAAAATTCGCGAAAGAAGGCAAGCCGCTGCGCGATAGCCTGCTGGAGACGTTTAACTCCATCAAGAAAAACAAGGATGCCACGGCGGCACTGGCGCAGGGCATGCAGATTTTTGGAGCACGGGCCGGGCCTGACATGGTGGCGGCCATCCGCGAGGGACGCTTTGCCACTGAGGACCTGGTCGCGGCGATGGGCGACGCGCAGAATGCGATCGGCGATGCGGCGAGCGCGACGGAAGATTTTCCGGAGAAATTCGCTGTGATGAAAAACAAAGTCGCCAGCGCGCTGGCGCCATTGGGCATGCTGATTATGGACGTGATCGGCGGCGCGATGGATGCAGTCGGGCCGATCGTCCAAGAGTTTGGAGTATGGTTCACGGCCAACATGCCGCAGATCCGGGCGGTGGTTGAAGCGGTGTTTACGTGGATCCAGACGAACGTCGGTCCGATCCTGAATAACGTCATAGCCGGCTTTCAGGCGATCTTCGCGTGGGTACAACAAAACTGGCCGGCGATCCAGAGCGCGATCGAGACGGCCTGGAACAACATCGTGGCCGTGGTCGGGCCGGCCGTGGAGGCGATCGGAAGTCTCATCCAGTCCGTATTCGGGGCGATCGCCACGTTCCTGCAGACGCACGGCGAAGATATCAAAAACTTCATCGGCGAGACATGGGCCACGATCCGCAGCATCGTCGAGCCGGTGATTAAGTGGTTCTACGAGACGATCACGGTCGTCTTCGGCGGGATCGCCACGTGGATAAACGACAACCAGGCGGAGATCCAGCGCATCTTCGAGGGCGTATGGAACGGGATTAAGATGTTCGTGGGAGTGGTGCTCGACGCGATCCGGGGCGTGGTCAAGGCAGTCCTGGCGCTGCTGCATGGCGACGTGCAGGGCGCGCTCGATGCGCTCGGGGAGATGTTCCGCAACATCTGGGACCGCATCAAGGTCACTGTGGCACAGGCCGTCGAAACCGTCAGGATGATCCTGCTGATTGCCTGGGCCAAGATTAAAGAGGGCGTCGAAAACGTCTGGAACGGGATCCGCACGTGGATCGAGACGGCCTGGGAAAACATCATGAATTTCTTCAGGACACTGCCCGACAAGCTTTTCGAGCTCGGCAAGCAGATCATCGAGGGATTGTGGAACGGAATCAAGAGTATGTTTGCGGACATTGGGAAGGGCATCAGCGATTTTTTCCAGAATACCATCGACGACATTCGCAAGAAACTGGGTATCCAGTCGCCGAGCACGGTAATGGTCGACGTGGGCATGGCGCTGATGAGCGGGCTGGCGCTGGGCATCCGCAATGGGACGGATCTGCCGCAGGTGGCGCTGGATAAGGCGATGAGCGGGATCACGTCGCCGGCGCTCGCGCTGGCCGCGCCGGCGGCGGCCGGCGGCGGCACCACTATCTCGAACAACTGGAACGTGACGACGGACCAGAGCGGGATGGCCCTGCTCCTCGAGCGGCAGCGGCAGATGATGATCGCACAGTTTGAGGATCGCATGTGAGGCCCTATGGCGCTACAAATATCGCTGGTCTGGATCAACAACACCACCGACCTGGACGAGATGAGCCTGGTCGATTTCACCGACGGCTTCATGCCGGCACAGAACGGCTGGGTGCAGCAAGTCGCAACTGACGAACAGCGCAGCGTCATCGAAGCAATGACACTGCAGATCCGCGCCGCGTCGGACGACGATCTCGCCGCAAAGATTCAATCTCTCGATCTGTGGAAGAAGCGGGTGGCCTGGTCGCGCAACACAGCTGAGGTCCGGCAGGTATGGCTGCGGGCCGCGATCGAGGATGAGACTGAAGCGCGGCAGGCACAGGTACTCGACCTGAATTATGCGCTTGTCACCAGCCTGCTCGATCAGCAGGTGGTGCAGTTCTCTCTATTGCGCAGCCTGACGCTGGCGCTTGAGCGAACGCCCTACTGGGAAGATGTTGCCCCGTATCCTACGACGACGGCTATAACCAGTCTCGGGTCCTGCGGCGGAATCAAAGAGATGAGCGAAACGATCTATGGAGACGTTCCGGCACGACTGGCGCTATTGAATTCCACCCCCCACAGCCCCGCTCAGATGGGCGAATTTTGGATCGGATGGAAGTCTGACCAATTGGGAGATCCGGCAAATTTTCAGCCCGTTTGGTCGCTGGATAAGTCGATCTTTATTGGCACGGGTTACACAGTCGGAGCAGACACGACCGTCGCGGCTGATGTCACGGCGGTGGATGGGAACAAAGTCGTCTGCACTTTTGCCACAGTACCGACACTCTCGCAACGGACTATCACACAGGTCAACGACGTGGTCAGCGATTCCGATGAACACACCGATCAACGGGGCACCTACCTGGTGCTGCTGCGCGCCAAGATGACTGATACCAGCATCGCGCGGGTGCGGATGCTCTATTCATTCTCCAACAACCTCTATATGAAAAGCCCCGTGTACAACACGCGCCAGATTATCAGCGGCACGTATTGGAAGCTGTACCCGATGGGCACGGCCGTTATTCCGTCCATGCGGATTATACCCGGGCTGCTGCTCTCGAATGCTGCGATCAGCCTGCAG